ATAGAAGGGTTTCCAAGTGCTACAGGCAGCAAAGGTTCGACTGAATATAATACTTCAGCATTGAAGGACGTATTTTTGAATAATACTCAGGTATTACAGCAAGCTGCTGGTACAAGTCCAAGTGATGAAGATTTTAATTTTCCTAATATTACCTTTGAACCCAGATTTGGGACATCGGATCAAACAGCTATTGCTGGTATATCAGAAACAGAATCAGAAACTAGTGTAGGTGTAACAGTAACACAATCAACACCAGTATCAAGATCAATTTCTAATACAAATGTTGATGCTGTAAGAGTTACTCTTGGTTTTCCTTCACTGCAAAAGTTTGAAGATAATGGAGATATAAATGGTGCTGAAGTTGCCCTTACAATTCAAACAATAGAAAATGATGGCACAACTACAACTGTTATCACTGACACTGTGAAAGGCAGAACTGCAAGCACATATTTTAGGGATTATAAAATTAACTTGCCATCTGGCACTAGCTTTCCTGTCACAATCAGAGTGAATAGAACCACAACAGACAGTACAGAAACTACACTTCAAGATAGTTTTCAATGGTCATCTTTTACAGAAATAATTAATGAGTCAAGAGCTTATGCGAATTTTGCTCATGTAGCTTTACGATTTGATGCTGCAACCTTTCCAAACCAGCCTCAAAGAATGTATAGGATCAGAGGAACAAAGATAAAAATACCTCATAATGGAACAGTTAGGGCTGATGGGTCTATTAGCTATAGCGGCACATTTAACGGAACTTTTAAAACAGATAAAGAATATTCAAATGATCCAGCTTGGATTTTATATGACTTGCTTACAACGTCAAAAGGTTTTGGAGATCATATTGCAGAATCATCACTAGATGTTTTTAGCTTTTTCTCTGCTAGTCAATATGCAAGTGAGCAAGTAGATGATGGGGCTGGTGGTACGGAGGCTAGATTTTCTTGTAATGTTGTTTTAAATTCTCAAAGGGCTGCATACGATACAATTAATAATTTAGCCTCTGTTATGAGAGCAATGCCTTTTTATTCAGCAGGGGCAGTAAATATAAGCTGTGATAAACCTACAGATCCAAGTTATATCTACAATTTAAGTAATGTTTCTGAGGCTGGTTTTTCGTATTCAAGTGCTAGTAAAGACACTAAATTCACTGTTGTTAATGTTTCTTACTTTGATATGGAAACAGCCGAGATAGATTATGAGACAACTGAAGATACAGCATTGCAAGCAAAATATGGCATAGTAACAAAAAATTTAAATGGTTTTGCCTGTACCTCAAGAGGTCAAGCGGCAAGGCTTGGACGTTGGTTTTTATATACACAAAACAACGAAGCAGAAACAGTTACATTTACAGCATCATTAGAAAGCGGAACAATAGTGAGAGTTGGAACTGTAATTAATATAGCAGACCCTATGAGGGCAGGGGTAAGAAGAGGAGGACGTATAAAAACAGGAGTTTCTACTACACAAATTATTGTTGACGATCAAAATAACACAGATTTAGCAACATCTGATTCTGCAACTTTATCTGTAATATTATCTGACGGCACATTAGAAACTAAAACAATTAGTGACATTACAGGTGCAACCATAACTGTAGATTCTGCATTTAGTTCAGTGCCACAAACTAACAGCGTTTGGGTGATAGAAAATACATCTGTTGAACTTCAGACTTTTAGAGTTGTATCTGTAACAGAGCAAGAATTGTTAAATTATCAAATCGTTGCTGTTGTACATGATCCTAATAAATATGCTTTTGTGGAAGATGGCACAGCATTACCAGCAAGAACAATTACGACTTTAACTGCACTGAAAGATGCACCAAGCAGTTTGCAGGGAACAGAACAGATAGTGGTATTAAATAACAGGGCTGTAAGTAAATTATTTATTCAATGGCAACCTGTTAACGGTGTAACTGAATATATGGTTCAATATAGATTCCAAAATGAAAACTTTATATCAGAACGTATTACAAGATCAGATTTTACAATTTTTGAAACTTTAAATGGAATTTACGAAGTAAGAGTTTTTAGTTATAACGCTTTAGGTAAGCCAAGCACAAATCCAGCAACCACAACATTCACAACTGTTGGTAAAACTGCTTTGCCAGCAGATGTGCAAAATGTACAAATAGAACCTTTGTCAGATCAATTTGTACGATTACGTTTTGACAAATCAACAGATGTTGACGTTATTCATGGTGGAAACGTGGTTATAAGAAGTTCAAACCTTACAACAGGTGCAACTTTTACAAATTCAGTGGATGTTTTGCCTCAACTTTCTGGAAATATTAGTGAGTCAATCGTGCCAAATATTGTCAATGGTACTTATCTTTTAAAATTTCGTGATGATGGCGGAAGGCATAGTTCTGGCACAGCAACAATTACAAATGTAAATACACAACCTGATGTATTTCCTAAATTAACAGTTTTAACAGATAGAGAAGATTTGGACAGCCCGCCTTTTCAAGGAACAAAAGTAGATTGTTTTTTTTCTGATGATGTTAATGGTCTTGTTCTTGGATCTCTTGATTTAGTAGATGGGGTAACAGATTTTGATGCAATAGCAGATTTTGATTTCTTAGGGGCTGTTGATATTACAGGAGGTTCATATAGTTTTGCAAATACTCTTGATTTAGGAGGAAAGCAACCATTAAGGTTGAGAAGGCATTTTGTAACACAGGGTTTTCTACCAAATGATTTAATTGATAAAAGAACTGCAAATATTGATACTTGGACTGATTTCGACGGAGCTACAGCAGTAGATGTGAATGCTAAATTATTAGTTGCAACAACTGACTCTGATCCTGACTTGTCAGTATCAGCTACTTATGCAATATCAGGCACAACCATTACAATCACTAAATCCTCACATGGATATTCTGCTGGTAGTTTTGTAACTGTTGATTTTACTTCTGGAACGGGTGTTGATGGCGATTATGAAATACAAACTGTGCCTGATTCAAACACATTTACACTAACTTCTGCAACTTCTTTAACTACAAGCGGAAATTGTACATATTCGGCAGAGTTTTCACAATTTAACCCTTTTGTAAATGGAACATATATTGGGAGAGGTTTTAAATTTAGATGCGATATGGATTCTGACGACCCTGCACAATCAATAGAAATAGACCAGTTAGGTTATACAGCCGAACTGGAAAGCAGAACAGAAACAAGTTTAGGAAATGCAGCAGCCTCAAGCGGTGGCTTTATTGCAAGCGGTACTTCCACAAAATCAATTACTTTTACAGATAGCTTTTTCACAGGTCAGTCAGGAACAAGTGTTGCTGCTAACTCTGTTTTACCTTCAATAGGAATAACAATAGAAAATCAATCATCAGGAGATTTCTTTGTTTTATCGAATATTTCTGCAACAGGTTTTGATATAGATATTAAAAATGGATCTAGCAATGTAAATAGAAACTTTAAATATGCAGCTACAGGCTTTGGGCGTGGTAGTTAATAGTGGTTTAGGATATACTTAAAGAAAATTTTGGATTAGGAAATGGCACAACACGATTATGTAATAGATAACTCCACTGGAGCAAACGTCAGGGCTGATATAAATAATGTTTTATTAGCAATTTCAAGTAATAATTCTGGATCATCCGCACCAAGCACAAACTACGCAAGTCAATTTTTTGCTAATACAACATCAAGTATTATGCAGCTAAGAAATACTGCTAATAATGCTCATATAAATTTATTTAGTCTTGCAGGCGCACCCGCTTTTCCTTTAGATGGAACGATAAATTCCGTAAATATTGGTAAAGGAGCAAACTCTGTTGCTGGTAACACGGTTCTTGGTAATGCAGCTTTAGATGCTGCTGTTACTGGTGGAAATAATACAGCTATTGGTCATAGTTCACTTTCAGCAAATACCTCTGGAACTAATAATGTAGCTATTGGAGCAGGTGCAGCAATCCTTAATACAACTGGATCGAATAATGTTGCCATCGGAAAAGATGCTCTTGATGCAAATACTACTGCTAATAATAATACTGCGATCGGTCAAGCTACTTTAACAACTAATACAACTGGTGCATCTAACACAGCTATAGGAAATAGTGCTATGTTTTCTAATACTACTGCGAGTAATAACACTGCTGTTGGCCAAGATGCTTTACTATTAAACACAACTGGTGCAGATAACGTGGCAGTGGGTTCTGCTGCCTTAGACGCTAATACTACAGGCAGTAATAATGTAGGAGTTGGAAGGAGCTCTGGAGGTTCAGCTACAACAGCTTCACAACTTACATTAGTTGGAATGAACTCTGGATTGCTTATTACTAGTGGAAGTGATAACACTGCATTAGGTTATGATTCTTTACGAGCTTGCACTACTGGCATACAAAATACTGCTCTCGGCAGAAGTGCATTAGCATCACTTACTACTGGTCAGTTTGTCGTTGCTGTAGGTCAAAGCGCATTATTTAATAATACAACTGCATCTAATAACACTGGAATAGGATATAGCGCTTTATTTGCAAACACAACTGGAACAAACAATGTAGCGATTGGTGCTAATGCTTTAGACGCAAATACTACAGCTAATAACAATACTGCTGTAGGTAGAGATGCGTTAGGAGCAAACACAACAGCTGATAACAATACTGCTGTTGGTAAAGCTGCTTTAAACGCAAACACTACTGGAGCAAGTAATTCGGCTTTAGGAGAAGGTGCTTTAGGTGCTAGTACTACAGCAGATGACAACACAGCAGTAGGTCGTAATGCATTAGCATCAAACACAACTGGAACGCAGAATGTGGCCGTAGGTAGTGGCAGTATGTTAGTCGCAACAACAGCTACAGAAAATACTTGTGTGGGTGGTGGAGAAGCAGGTTCTAATCTTGCTGCTGGTGCTGCCTTAACAACTGGAAATAGAAATACATTAATAGGAAGAAGAGCTGGAGCTTCCGTTAATACAGGAAGTAATAATGTATGTCTTGGTAATTCTGCTGGTCGTGGTTTGATTAGTAGTGGAGATAATCAATGTTATATAGCAAGAGATAATGATGCTGCTGCAAATGCTTCAGTTTGGCTACATGGACAATCAGATGGTTCATGCATACAAGGTAATAATAGTTCTTCTTGGACTACAACTTCTGATAGACGTTTAAAAAAGAATATTGTTGATAATACAAAAGGACTTGCGGAGGTAAATCAAATAAGAGTAACTAACTTTTTATATCGAACAGAAAATGAAATTGATATGTCAGAATTTCCTTTAGCAGATGAACCTAAGCAAGTAGTAATTGGTAAAGGTAAAGAAGGTAAAATACAAACAGGAGTTATAGCACAGGAAATTGAACAGATTCTACCAGAATGTATTGAAATAAGTAATAGAGGAGCTAAAACAGTTAGCACTGATCCGATATTATGGGTATTAGTCAATGCAGTAAAAGAATTATCAGCAAAAGTCACAGCCCTCGAAGCAGGGTAAACTACAGGTAACTTAATTTTTAATTATGGAAGAAAGAACCGCAGATGAAATCGCAAAGATTTTTACAAATGCAGGTGATAGCGTAACTGTCATCAACACCGCCAAGACATCAGATGAAACTGATGATGATTATAAAGACAAGATTAAGCGTAACGTAGAGCATCTAGAAATTATTAAGAGCTATAAGAAGCTTGATGGAACGACTTCTATTTGGACATCTGAATCATTCACAGATATAGATAAAGCAATCACTGATGGTAAAAAAGTTTACGAATAAATGAATTTACAGGAAAAACTCACACAATTAGCTGTTGAAAGAGAACAGTTAGTTGTTGCTTTGCATGAAACAACAGGTGCAATGAAGATACTACAACAACAGATA